CTTTATTGTAAGTATTATGGGCTCGAGAAATTACCGTAGAAGCTTTCTTAGCAACCTCGATTATCTTATCACCTAAATCATGTTCAGTATCTTCAACGAGATAAGAGTTTGGCATAACTTGTTGTACTCTTATTGCATCATCTAACACAGTTTTATTAGGTGGACAAGGTTCTGAGCCACCAATTCCAAAATAAGAATTGATAGCATCAGGAATATATTCAACATGGACTACCCACTCAACATCAACACTAGGAACAGCAGAACTTGCACCATGCACATAAACCATGGTGTAAGCCCATCCTGAAGCTGTTTCAGCATAAGGACTGGCTGTCAGAGGATAATCTTGATATCTAAATCTATAACTACCTTGATCAACACGCATAAAAGGTACGATCAAAGGTTTATTTATCAATTCAGCAAGATTATATTTGTCAGTTGTGGGTAAAGATTCCATGGAATTGGCATTTGTTGGAGCAGTGGTAGCCCCATACAAATTTTCACTCATATCGTGTGGAAATTGTGCTATCATAATTGTACCATCAGTATTTGAAGCTGATGTAGGAACGGTAATTCTAATTCCGCCCCCAACAATCCGATAATTTTGGACAATCTCCTCAAATGAGGAATAACCATTCATACTATAAAAAGTTCCAGCTGACCATGTTACAATACCTGTTCCACTTATACTGCTTGGTTCCAATCGTTGTGCCCTAGCATAAGGATAATAAATTGCAGCACCAACCGTATTAGCAGGGTAACCACCAGCCCCATTAGTTCCTTTAAGTGTACTGATACCTTTAATTTTCCAAGTTGTAGTAGGATAACTAAAAGCATCTGGTATTTTTGCACCAATAGCTTTATCTGAGAAAGGTTGAACGTTTGCAATCACATAAGGATCAACCGCTTTAGTGCGGTTCTTCCTTCGATTTTTCTTACGTTTACGTTGCACAATAACTTGTTTAATCACCTTCTTCGTTGCAGGCATAAGCATGATAGTATCCAAAACGTTATAAAGAGGATCCCTGAATATACCTCCCATGTTTTCTTGTCGAATTGCTTCTCGTCTATTCAACTCCATAACCATCATGTTAAAACATCTGTGGAAAAATAGACCGACATTCTTGTTTACATAAACAAACAAAAATGTTGATACCACGTGTACCATTATGTTAACAGGGTTGGCACCCATGTCAACTTCAGCTTTTCCCCAGTTATATGCACTTTGCAAAGGTGTAATTCCTTCTTCCAAAGCTATTTTAACCTTCTCATTCTCTTCTTCTAATATACCTCGTCCATATAATAATTCGGACAAATTGTCTTTAAGCAACACGTCATGTTCTTGTGCTTCTTCACCAATCAAATTGGTCGAACATTCACTACCTGTATCAATTTCAACCATTCTACGTAATAAAGGATGGTCTAAATAAAGTGGAAAAGAAAGTTCAATGTTCATTATTAGTTTCTCCAACTCAAAAATTTCTTCAACCTCGCAACCATAACGTTGCCCAAATTGTTCGTAAGTTTCTAAAGTTGGGTAGCAGCGATGGCCACCTTGACAAGTTTGCCAGTCTTTCTTATCTCTATA